GGTCTGCTGTATCCTGCTTTCCTCTAACCTCCCCGTGGTCTGTACCTCCAATTCCAATAGCAATATGCACACCATTTCCTGCCCCGCTATTCTGACAAGAAACACTTGCCCAAATGATAAGGATGCCGTCTACCGCACTAATAATATCAAATCCCATTCTAGGAAAATCTTTAAGTTTAAGATATGGTTGAGGATAATCATAAAATATTCTATCGCTGCTTCCACTGTCATAACTGAAAACTGCAGTCCCCGTCTGATTCGAACCGAAAGTTATTAATCCAGTATCAAAATTAACAGAATAATTAGTACCATAAACCAAAGCAGTTCCTCCAACAATAATACTACGCACGTTTTTAAGAAGTGTAGGACTATTCGAAAGAATTGCAGTACCTGCTGCAGTAAGACTTTGAGTTTCGCCATAAGTAGTTACCCCCCTATTTGAAACGCTAATAAGATCTTGATTTCTAAGAAAATTTACGAATTCTTCTTTAATATTTTTAATTGTTGTTTTTGCCATTCACAAACCTCTTGGTCTAAATAAAGTAACTCTTTTGAGTCTACTTAAATGATTCTTTTAATGCTTCGCTAATTATTTTTTTTATATCTTGATGAAATGTCATTCGGATAAAAGGATAAGGTTTAGTACCTCGCTTAGCAATTATTTCAGCTAAACGTAACATTTTTTGTTCAACAGTTAATTCTTTACCTTTTTTATCAGTCCAATCAGGATTTTTTCTCTTAATCCACCCTTCGAGTTCTTCTATTTCTTCTTTACTTAAAATATGAGGTGGAGTTCCATATTCAACATATTCTCCATGTTTATCCATACTAAAAACAATAGTATTAGTAATTCCAGCACTGTAAAGAATACTACCTTTTAATTGTCCAGTATCCCTACCATGTTCATCAGTTAATTTCTTTTTTAAAGCCTCTTGAACATCTAAACCCACTATGTTAAGAAAAACATTCCATCTTTTCTCAAAATCTTTCTGATCAATCTTCATCGTTTAAAAAAAGACTACAAGCAGTATAAACAAAAGTAGTCGCCCCACCAGTATTATCAAAATAACCAGGAACGTTAAGAGCTTCACTTACTCTAAACTTATTGTAATCTTTATTTATTTGACCAACTGTTTCAGCAGCTAAATCATGAGAAGTATCCGTAATAGTAAGAACACTAGTTCCTTTTGTTGCAACCGAATAAACACCATTATAATTAGTAGTACCAAAAACAATAAAATTATCTCCAACACTTAAACCATGAGCAGAAGAAGTCGTAACAGAAATAGAAGCACTTCCACCATCAATATTACTTATTTCAACATTAATACCATCAGCATAAATCAAATCATCTTTCTCAACAGCATCAGCATACTTAGATAAAACAATACTATCACCTTTTTCCATAAGACCAACCTTTTCATAATCAAAACCTTTTCCAGTTCGAATAAAATAAGCTTCGATAATAGAAGGAGATCCATCAGTCAAAGTTTCCTTACCACTTAAATTACTAATAGAACGAGTAATAGGAACATGAATTATTTGCCTTCCAAAATCATCCAAAATAGTTAAGAAATCAGAAGTTGTAAAAAAATTATTAACACTACTCATTTACACCACATAAATAAAAGGACCATAAGACTTAATAATATTTTCAGACTCCAATCTCATTTCCCTAATACCAGCCTGTAAATTTACGTAAGGCTGACCCTTCGAACCACTTATTCCGCCAGGCAAACTAATCGTAGCAAAATCAGTATAAGAACCACTAACTTTAGCAGCAACAGTTCGCATACCAGCAAGAACAGTACATAATCTTTTGATAACTCTAGGAATAGGATAAACACCATAAGTATAATAAAAATCTATAAGTTGCGGATAATTATTAGAAAAAATAGTTTTAGAAGCAGAATCTTTCAAAACAAGTTTTCCACTATCTTCATATTGATAAACTGCAGTTCCAGAAATCTTAGTACTATCAACAAACAATTTGTGTAAATCAATAAGAGGAAAATGCTCTACAAACTGAGTGTCTACACCAGTACCATCCATTTTAAGATCTTCCTTCCAGCCTAAACTAGTAATCCTATATTTACTTGTAGCATCAGGCGTAGTAACAAAAGCAGTTCCAACAGTTAAAATACTCGTACCATTCTCAATTATTTCCCTATACTGTCCTTTTCCAGTACCAGAATAAATCCACAAAACATAATCTTCAAACTGATCAGCAGTCCAAGTCTTAGAACTATCGCCTAAAGTAATAGAAGTAAAAGCAGTACCTGCAGTTCCAGAATCCTCAACATTACCAAACTTAGTATTAAAAAGTTTTTCAATCTCATCTTGAGCATCAAGAATAAACCTATTAATAGCCTCGTCACTAACAGGACTTCCCGTTGTTGGAAAATTTATTGAAGCCTTCACTTCCGCTGCAGTTACCCATGCCATTTTAATCTTCTTTTACATAAACAAATACTTGAACACTTGCAGTACCACCCATGTTAGCACCAACAGCATTTATTCTATTTGCACAAATATATTCTGAATAATCAGAAATAACAGATGCAGTTCCGCTAACACTCTGTTTTTTAGGATGATGTAAAACAGCAGTTCCAGAAGTTACACCAGTATTAGTATAAAGAGTAGCTCCCGAATCATCAGTTAAAGTAAGATCCCAAAGATTAGTAGGAGCAACACTTCCATCTTTAATATAAATTTGTTTAATAATTCCACTCGCCACAGAATTACCTGTAGCATCACCAGAAGCATCACTAGTAAGATTAATAGTTACTAACTTCATTTTTTCTTCCTTCCCTTTCTTCCCACTGTTCTCAAAACTTTAGCAGCTAAACTAACATCTTTCTCATCTACCTTACCGTCTTTATTAATATCAAAATCAACTTTAAGTTCTTTAACTTCTTTTTTAAAAAATCCTTTAGCGATCAATTCTTCTTTTGTAAACTTATGAAAATAACCTTTACCTTCAACATCCTTTCTAGCTTCACCAACAGGATGATCTAATATTTTCTCTTTTCCTTCAAGAGATTTAATTGATAATACCATTTATTTTACCTCCTATATTAAACATTAAAAAAAATAAAAAAAAAATTTAGGTTTTACCCTAATTACTTATTGAAGTTCCGAAAACATACAAAGTAGCAGTTCCAGTTCCTGTAGTCATAGTTACAGTTGTTCCACTTACAGTACATGGGTCATCAGCTCCAGTTGAGTCTATTCTAGCAAGTGCTAAATATAAACTTCCAAAATAATCTGAGAGATCAGTAGTCATACCAGCTTCGGTTTTCACAACTCTAAACAAACCATCTTTTAAGCCGGGTCCAGTAATAGATGAACCATTACTAATTAACCCCCCTCTAATTGTTGCAGTTACAGCAGTCATATTCATTACCTCCTAATTACTTATTGGAGTCCCCCAAACATTTACAGTAGCAGTTCCAGTTCCTGTAGTCATAGTTACAGTTGTTCCACTTACAGTGCACGGGTCATCAGCCCCACTCGAATCTACTCTAGCTAATGCCAAATATATACTTGTATAATAATCTGAAAGATCAATCGTATTATTTGCAAAAGTTTTCACAACTCTAAATAAACCTTGCGCTAAGCCAGATCCACTTACAGCCGATCCTCCTCCTATTGATCCTCCTCTAATTGTTGCAGTTACAGCAGTCATTTTAATTTACCTCCTAATTTCTCTTAGCCAAAACTACGCCTTTAACGTTAGTTTGGAATGTTCCTGTTGTTAATGTTCCAAATGAAGCAGTTCCTGCAGCATTAACAACACTATCGACTGTTAAAGTTGCGCTTCCACCTCCAATGGCATAATTATCAAAATTTAATATTTGTCCACTAGCTGAAGTGAACGAAATAATATGCAAATCATCAGTTCCGCTAACACCATGAAACCTTAATTTATCATTGTCAGCAACCGCAGCATCTGTATCTTGTTCAATAAACCACATTTTTCTACCATCATTAGTTCCTCTTATTGGAATTTCAAATGAATATTTCATATCATGAGTTGTCATTTTTTTATACCTCTATAAAATTAAAAAAAAATAAGGATATTATCCTTACTTTATATTTGTTATTGAAGCACAAAACGCAGTGTTTCTAATAATTAAAGTTTCATATATTTTTAACATGAACTTTTCACTATCGTTAGTTTTTGCTAACTCTTGGAAACTCAAATCTTGTAATACTCTCATTTCAACAACTGTTAAATCTAGTAAGTACAATGATTTGCTTCCTGAAACATTACTCAAAAACATACTTGGAATTATTGGTATTTGTCCGACCATAGTTGTCATAACAATAGTTGAGAATCCCCAGAACACTTGCTGAGTAGGTGACATATATCCAATTTTAGCAGTTAGTAAAGCTAACATATCTTCATAAACAGATGATGAACAAAATCCTACGTTAGGTCTTCCACCGTCGTCATAAGCATATCGAACAGCTGTTCCAACATCGTCTAAACTCATAGCTGAATCACTTTTGTCAACTGTATTAGTCGTACTCATAAGTGAAATTATACCAGCGTATTCAGTTCCGTCAACTCCACCAGCAATAGAAGTTGTAGTATTACCATTAAAAATAAGATTTTCTTGTAATTCTCTTATTTCTCTAGTCTTAACTAAAATTTCCATTTGTTTAGCTTGAGAAGCACTTTGATCTGAAAAACCGCCTGTAGCTCCACCGTTAGGATTCATACCAGCAAATACGTAAGAAGGAATTGCAGCGATTGCAGGTCCTGTTACTCTACCAATAGCATATAAGAATTTTATTGCAGTAGAATTTCTATCATAAGTAGTAGCTGTTTCAGATAATGATGCGTCTTCTGCAGCAGTTATAGCACCGCCTTTTGCAGTAAGATTATTATAATCTGCATACATACCTCTGTTAGTTACTCTTGGAATAATTTCTACAGCTGGTGTGTATTTTCTTGTTTCATCTACAATCATAGGATCAACATAAATCGGAACTAACGCGTATCCTGCGCTTCCTACACCACCCGATGTAGTTTGAAGTGCTTTCATTCCTACTTTAGCAACTTTATTTATGTCTTCTCTTAAATCAACAGTGAATTTTGGTTGACCATTAGCGATACTTTTAGTATCTATTTTTTGATAAACAGTGTGATCAGCCATACTTCCAAAAGATTGAGCGTAAGCACTTCTATCATCAAAACCATTATTTACAGTTATTGTTTCTGCCATTTTATTTTTACCTCCTAAATAATATTAACATCTATTTAATATTGAAAAATCTTTTTCTTCGACTACAGGAATTGGAGCTTGTCCTTTTTCCTCAGCTTTGAAAACTTCTTTATCTTGTAATTTCTTTAATGATTTCTCATTAGCTTCTAATTTTTTGTTTAACTCGTCAACTTGAGCTTTTAGTTCTTGAACCATTGATTTTTCTTCAGCTACTTTTTTAGCTTCTTCTTTTGGTTCTTCTTTTACTTCCTTAACTTCTTCTTTCGGTTTATCCTCAGATTTAATTTCAGGAGCAACAATTTTTTCTTTAATTTCTTCTGTCATTTTATTTACCTCACCATTATTTTCTAAATCAGATAATGCTTTAAGCATCACCGACTTCATACCATAACCTGTCATAGTAGCACCTTGATTAACAGGAATTCCCGTCAAAGCTACATTTAACAATTTAAGATCTTCAATTACACGAATAACATCTTCCCCAATTTTTTTAGAAACAGACTTAACACCTGAAAACGCTATGCTAAAAGAATTAACAAAACCTTCTTTTACACTACCCCACAAATTTTTAAATTTAGGACTAGCCCTATTAAGTTTGCACTTAACCCATAAACCTCGATCGTCTACTTTAGCATCAACTATTTTACCAACAGGAAGAATAGTAATGTCATCTCTGAAAGCTTCATGCTCGTAGTCAAGAGTTATAGTAGAATTTTTTATTTGTTTAAGCATACTTTCCATAGCTTTTACGCTAACAATGTCGTCTACTAAATCACGTTCAGAAGTGCTTATGTATCCCATTACAAAATAGTCTTTTCCACTTTTTGTTTCAACGATTTCGTAAGCTACTTGATCTGTATTAAAAGAGTAAGTTTTATCTTTCATTGTTTTTAACCTTCACATATTATTATGTAATGTTAAGAAAAGATGAAAAAGAATTTATAAAGCCTCTTTAACTTTTAACAAATACAAGATTAATTATGATTCTTCAAAATTTTGAGTATCACACATGAATTGTGCAATAGTTTGATTTTTTATTTTTCCACTTACTATAGTGTTAAATGTTAAGTCGCTGTCCTTGCTTATTTTATCAGTTAACTTCTTCTCTTTTAGTTTCTTGCCCAAAACAATTGTTGGAACTAATTGATCATTATTATCTTTGGCGTGAATTGTAACACTACAACCACCTTCTTCTATCTTGCTATTCTTGCATTTAATTTTAGTTGCCATTATGTTTTAATTATGAAATTTAATCCTATTCTTTTACCGTGAGTAACAGATCCAGTTCGAGGAGCTCCATAAGAATTAGCAGTATCTTCTTCCGCAGTATCAGCCCTTAATACACCACTAGATCCTCTTTTATAAAAACCTGTGCCACCTGCTGAGTAACTTATATTTAAAACATCCGCAAAAAAACTATATCTATCAAAAACATTGTGCCAATGACCTTGAAACTGATCATTATCTTTATCACCTAAAGCAACAGTTTCCTCCTCAGTATAACCACTGCTAGTTCCAACACCTACGGGTGCTGCAGCTCTCATATCAGGAATGTTAAAAGTAGTACTACCGTCTCCAACTCCATAAGTTGTT